CAAAAGAGGTTCGTATGGTATCCATATACAAAAAGAAATTTTGCTAACCATCAGATTTCAAACTGGGAGTGATTTAACGTCTCGCTTGGACGGGGTGGTAGAGCATCTAGATACTCAAGCATTGCACACGTAAAGGGTGTCATAGTGGCACGGGTCATGTAATCATACACAGCCTTTTCGCTACCAAAATGCGATTCACGTATGCGCCATCTCATACCAGTATAGGTAGCAGAGATCAAGTCTACAGCCGGAGCTATAGCACGCAATCCTGCAAACCATCTGGACATTTGAGTTTTGGCTTTATGCCTTTGCTTGTCAGACCGTTTAACTTCAACTATGAGATATATGTTTCTGTTCCCAATAATACCTTGGAATACAAGATCCAATTCTCCAAATAGAAAAAGTGGGTAATCTTTACCAACTTGAGTTAATGGTACGTCCTCCACAGCATGTGCATATTGTGCTTCCGCTATGTGAGATAAACTTGACTCATCACCTGATTGCCTGGTGTAAACGACTTCTTCTTCTCCTTCAGATTCAACACTATCGGGTGAATATTTCACATGCCAATTTCGAATGTGATCGTCATAACTCCAATCCAGCAACTCACATAAATGCGTGATATTGTTGTCTTGAGCAACCTTTTTGACTTGCTTCCGTCTTTCCTCATAAATCTCCTCACCATGTCCGAACCATTCGCGCAGTGCTGTATCCAAATTCTGGGCACACGCTTGCTCAGGTGTTAGTGGGGCTCCTTTAGGACGCATGTAGCAATGCAATGATTTGAAAATTGACTTCTCTAATAACGCTCCAACATGAACACCTAGTTTAGGGTGATACGTGCTTTTGCGCTTAAGGAACTCAAAATCCTCAACATCCAAATACGGTACAAGTTCACTAGTCTTGTCTGGCATAGTATAAATCTGACCATGCTTTCCAAGAAACTCGGAGCAACCTTTGATGTTAAACAACGGATGTGTGGGTGCCACACTTCCAATATTGTCATCACCATAAGTCATTATGTGTACTACCTTTCGGAAATCCTCACTGCGATCATACACGCTAAAAAAGAAACTCCTAAGGTTAAGACATCCGCAAATTCCATTAAGAACAGCGGTGAGAGAATTTCCACTGATATGAGTACCAGTGGTCAAGCCGACCAAATCGCCATTAAATGCAATCAACGAGTAAACTAAATCACCCGTCATAGCTTTCATGGCTACGATATCCTGCTCATTGTAATCACACTCCTTTGCAATATCAATTAAGATGCGTAGGGCTGCAAGCAACAATTGACTCGGAATCTTTTGGTCATATTTACCATAATCTCCTCCAAAGATTCTATCCGTTCCAAAGTGGGTGACATGCTTATAAAAAGCATCCCATTCTGGTCCATAACAGTTAATTCCAACGGCACATTCTGATACCAATGGATTCATTTGGAGAAAGCGAAGGACTGGGAGATAATACTTCCTCACCAAGAATGTAAGTGCGACGGGATTGCCATAAAAAATACGGCACTTCTCTTTCGCAACTGGCAAGATTTCATCTTTCTTACAGGCTTTGGCAATAGTAAAGGCTCTCAATCCCTCTTTGTAAAGAGACTCGACGCGATTGATTTCGTCCTGAATAAACGGGTCGAATTCGCGATTGCACGGTTTGTCGGATGTAGGCTCATTCTCTATAATAAAGCGGCGCTTTTTACCACCCAACGGGTAACCCACTGATGTGTCTAATTTAATAGCATCAATGAACTTACAACCGGGGATACCATTCAGATTTTCATGGTC